GTGCGCCTCCATCTTGTCAAGCTGCTCGTTCATCGCCAGGAGCCCTGGGAAGGCATCCGACCACATGCTAGCCACGAACAGCCCGGCTGACTGGGTAAGCCCTTGTATGCTGAGGGATGTGGTCTTGAGCATCTGGTCGAAGGCATGGAGCTTGGCGACTCCCTCGGGGTCGAGGGTCATGTTGAAAAGGTCGGCCTTAGCCTCCGCGACGGCGAAGCCCTCCATGGCCAGCTTGCGGAGGGTCTCCTCGTTGGCCATCCATCCCCTTCCGAACATCGCCGAGGCGGCGAAGTCCCGCTCCTCGGCATCGGAAAGGCCGAATATCTTCCTGGCGAGCGCCTCTATCCGCTGCTCGGGGGTGGCGAGCTTAAGGCTCTCCACCTCCGCGTTGGTGAAGAGGGCATGCAGGACCTTGCCCGCCTCGGAGCCGGGCTTGATGAATGCCTGCTCCAGGTTCTTCCCGGCACGGGCGAGGACCCCTCCCAGGCTCTCCAGGCTCTCCCCGGACTCGGACGCCACTACCTTGAGGCCACTGAGGGCCTCGGCACTCAGCCCGGTGACATTCGACAGCTTGTGGATTTCCTCGCCAGCCTTGACGGTATCCTCGACCACCTGCTTAAGCCCGGCAGCGAGCCCCGCCACCGAGAGGCTAGGCAGTGCAGCGCCCAGGACGGACTTCAGACTGCTGGCGAAGCTGTTCGCCATCGCTAGCGACTCGTCAAAGGACTTCTTCAGCGAGGCAGTGTTGGTCGAGAGTTCTATGATAAGTTCGGCTAGCTTCATTGCTCACCTTTGATCGTGCCGCCCATCATCCGGGTTATGCCCTTCAGGGCGTCTTCCATCTGCTGCCCTGTCATAGGCTTACTCGGCTCCTCGGGCGGCCTAAGCGAGAGGAAGAAGTCCTCGGGCTTGAAAGGCCCGTGCTCCTTCGTGTTCAGGAGCCCGTTGGCAACGATGGCGCACAGCATGCCAAACCGTGAGTCCTGCCTCTGCTGGTCGAGCCTCCAATGCTCGTAGAGCAGCCAGAAGCCATCAGGGGAAAGGCTCCAGAAGTCGTCCTCGGAGAGCCCCAGGCTGTACCGGGCGAAGGCCCAGTAGTCGCCTAGCCCTCCGGGGTAGGGCGGGGCTCCTCGGTCTTCCTGCGCCCCAGGGCAGCATCAAGGGCCTGCCTGAGTTCCTTGAAGGTCTCGACCTCGATAAGGTCGGCCACCTGCTCGGGCGTGATGCCCGGCTCGCTGCGCTGGAGACCTATGGCAATCCAGCGGCAGGTGCGCATCGCTGCCTCTTCCGCAGGCTCGTCCCCTGGAAACTCCTCTTTCTGTAGCTTCAGCACATCGGCGAACGAGAACTTGATATCCCGTTCCTTGCCGTCTATGAATGTAAATCTCATCTCCCTGTTTGCCCCCTAGACGTGCCTCTCCGCCGCCCCTGGAATACCTCCGGGGAAATATACAGACCTGGTTTTGTAGCTTGTGTTCACGCACCCTCCCCGTGCCCGCCGCAAGCCTAGCCCCTATGTGGTGCCGAAGGTGATAGCCCCGGTGATCTGGAGCGTCAGCTTGAACTTGACCTGCTCGGTCAGCTTGAAGTCAGGCGCGAACTCGATCACCATGGCACTGAAACGGAAATACCCCGCCGCTGGCTGAGTGCCGGGCAGAGTGATCTCCCACAGGCTGGTCGTCCTGCCGTTGAAGTCATCATAGGCCAACGCCTGGTTGGTGCCGTTCACGAAGTTGCCCTCACAGGTTACGGTGCCGCTGTCCAGGAGCCCGGAGATGTACTCATTGACGCCGCCCGAGTCGAAGTTAGTGCAGTCGATGGGCTTCGTCTTCGAGGACGGGCCTCCGATGGCGGTAAGCTCCTCGATGGCGGCATAAGCGCTGCCGTTGTTCCGCAGGAGTTGCGCACCATACGCCTGCTTTGCCTGTGTACCCGTGTATACTGCCATATTGTTCTCCTCTAGCCTCCGCCCTTTAGGCGAAGGTCAATACTCCCGAGACCTGGAAAGTGGCCTTGAACTTCACCTGCTCGGTCAGCTTGAAGTCGGGAGCGAACTCGGTGCAGATGGCCGTAGCCGTGAACGTATGGGCGCTGAAGGTCGTGATGAGCAGCGTCCTGGCCGTGCGGGCACTAAAGTCCGTCATAAGCCCGGCCTGGCCCGTCTCATCGGTGAAGTTGCCCTCGACCGACACCAGCCCCGAGTCGAGCAGGCCAGAGATGTACTCCTGGATGCCGCCAGACTCGAAGTTCGTGCAGTCTATGGGCTTGGTCTTCGAGGCAGGACCGCTGATGGAGGTCAGCTCTGCGATCTCCGTGCCGTTCCAGGATAGCGTGGTCAAATACGCCTGAGTTGCCTGTGTAGCCATTTGTTTTCTCCTAGTTACCTACCTGTCGTTCCAGACGATCTCGAAGTCCAGGTCCCTGCGGTACAGGCCCAACTGCTGGCCCGCCTCCCACAGCCACGAGTCACGGGTGTCCACCAGCAATGCCTGCCCGATATTGATACCTTCAGACCATCCCACGAAGCCTGCCAGGGCATCCTTGACCGCCTGGGACAGGGCGATGACCTCGTTCATGGTCGCCGCCCAGCAGGTGAACTGAAACCGGGCGTGCGGCGTCCCCGCAGCATCGTCCAGGGCGTTCCACCTCGGGGTGCTTATGCGCTGGTAGACCAGCGACGGGAAGCTCGACCCGATGGGCATCACGATGGGGAAGACCCTGCTGGCCACGATGGTCGGGACCACCGGGTCATTGGCAAACAGCGAGACTAGGGCCCCCTCGATGTTAGGCATTCTTCTCCACAAACCCCGCCAGAGAGTCCTTGAACGTGCTCAGCGCCTTCTCCCAGTTGCCGTCAAAGGCAGGGCGCAGGAACGGCTTAGGAGCGGCACCGGGATGGTCTACCTGCATCACGAGCTGGCCGCCGGAGAGCAGGAGCGCCTTGCCGTGCGTTGCCCTGATAACGTGGGGCTTGGTACCGAACTCCAGGAAGTTGGCGATATAGGCCAGCTTCCTGGCGGGACCGCACCTTGCGTTGCAGTCCCCGTACTTGCTCACCCTGGTCGTCGTCCTGAGCGAGTCCGCCAGGTGCTTCCTTTCCTTGACGTCCTCGTCCTTTGACTGCATCCCCCCGGTCGAATGGATGAGGGGCCTCATGGCATCCGTGAAGACCCTGCCCGCCTTGCGCAAGGACGCCCGCATTCCCCTAACAGCGAGCCGCTCAGACATACTGTCAAGAGCGGCCTTGAGTTCCGTCAGGCCCTTGACCTCGACCGTTGTCCCGTCCGCCATTACTCCCCCGGCTGACCGCTCATCGGGCGCTCAACACAGAGGAGCGTCAGCCACCTTCTCCGGCCGTCCGGGTCCAGGACCGCCTGGATGTTGAAGTGCCGTACGCCCCAGGTCGCCCGCATAAGCGGGACGATACCGTCGATAAACCTTGTCTTCATAACGACCTGGACAGTAGCGTATAGCTCCTGGCCCACCACCTTCTCGTTGCCAGCCTGCTGCTCGATAGAGCACAGGACTGTCTTCCAGGGCACCCAGGACTGCACCATCTGCCCCGTCTCGTCCTGCACGCCGCTGAGCTGCTCCAGGACGATGGAGTACCTGAAGCGCCCCGGCTGGTAGGTGAACCTGCCCATCTATCCCCTTGTCGGCGCGAGGTCTAGCACCGCCTCACTGCCCAGGAGGAACTGGACGTGGAAGGGCAGCTCGCTCTGGTTGCCAGGCTCGCTGGCCTCCCTGTGGTCGAACCAGTGCGCCGTCAGCATCATGATGGACGTCTTGACCCGCTGGGGGACGTCCGCCTGCCTCAGCTCTGCCTCCTGGGGGGTACATTCCGCCGCACTGGTGGCAGGCGTTATGGGCGGGCTCATCGCCGCCAGGGCCGTCTCTATAGCCGTGTCATCGTTGTAGCCCGCCACGTAGTGGACCTGCACTGCGTTGGGGACATAAAGGACCGGGGGCCAGAAGTTGCCAGCGGGAGGGAACAGCCTGGGGGGCTCGGACGGCGTGTCCAGCAGGAAGTCTGCCAGCGAGTCGGACATGTCCGTAGTCCCCGTAAGGGTCTGCCAAACGGAGGTCTTGCTGTCCACATAGTCTATCGCCGAGCACGACCGGGCCCGGCTGTAGAGCAGCTTGACCATCTGGCTGTAGTTCCAGAGGGTTGTGGAGTACCTGGGAAGGCTGTAATAGTTGGGGGGGAACGCGGCCTGCGACATCATCGTGTCAGTGAAGTAGGGGAAGGAGTCGAGGCACTGGACCAGCCCGGCATTGATGAAGCGCCGGGAGGTGAAAATCTCGCACGACTCGCGGGCGGCTATTGCGAGCCCCTGGACCATGTCATCGAAGTCGTCTACCGTGATGGCGAGGTAGTCCTTGACCTGCTGGAGGGTTACCGGCTCGCAGACGGGCTGCCTTTCGACATAGAGGGCTGCCATCTACTTAGCCCCCCCGGGCCTGGGGATTGGCACAGGTGGGATAGGCTTCGCAGGCCCCACGGGCTTAGGCCACACGGGCGGCTTCTTGGGCTCGGGCTTCTCCCTCAGCTCCGCCGACCTAAGGTCGAGGGAGGCGGTCTCATGGATTCCCCTGGCGGTTGTGACGTTTGCTCTCTCCAAGTGTCCCCCCAAGGCTAGGCAGAGGCAGGCAGCGATTGCCAGACCCCCCCTGATGGTTGTGACGGTTGCTCTCTCCAAGTGCCCCCCGAAAAGGAAGGGGGGAGGGCCGTAGCCCTCCCCTGGTGTGAAGGACGCTTACTTAGTGTCCTGGGTGAGGTACTTGACCGGGTGCATACCGGCGTCAACGAGGTTTCCGTCCGCACGGGCAAAGCCAATGAAGGCTGTCTGCCCGTAGTCGGCGAAGCGCTCCTTGAGCACCAGGATGGCCAGCTCCCTGACACGCCGCTGAACGTACTTCTTCAGCTCGCCGAACAGCACCGTCTTGGCACCCGAGGCTATCACCGGCATGAACTGGTCGATGACATACGGGTAGCCCAGGATGGTGTCCGGGGCGTTGCTGGCGATTCCGGGCAGCCAGAGGGGCCTTCCGAACTTGTCCTTGATCTTCTTCAGGAACCCGACCGTGGTGTCGTGCATGACGAACTTGGCACCGAGACGGTAGCTCGGGTCGAGAGAGTAGATCAGGTCGGTCAGGTCATCCGTGCCGATGCTGTTAACCCCAGTGTTGGTGTCGATTCCGTCGTTGGAGCTGGAACCGGCGCAGACAACAGTGGAGTCGGTGGCAGCGGTCAGGATGCCATTCGGCTCGCTCTCGGTAGACCCCTGGCCGTTGGTCAGGTCGGAGGTCCAGCCACGGGCGAGACGGACGGCGAACTGGTCCTTCAGGAAGTCCTCCAGGTTGAA